TGGCGCATCGTCACTAAATTCCATAAGGTCATCTGGGTTGATATCTTCAAATCTCCAAATTCCCTTTAGTGACGCATATAGGGCTTCATCAATTGGTGTATGAGCGATGTTGTATTGATTATTCATGTTCATATGGGTAATGATTGCTTTTGAAAGAATAGATTCATCAATCTCGTTTTTGGAAACTGAATTCTCGGAACTAGCTACAACATCAGAAAGCTTGTTGCTTACATAAAACTTAAATCTTTCAATTTTTTCTTTTTTCAAGTTGTAATGACTTGTCGCTCCAGCAAGGAGTGCATCACCCACAGATCCCAAGTCTGAATATCTTTGTGTATCAGCTTTTAGGTCAAGCGATATTTGGTGAAGTTGTTCTTCTAAATTTGATATAAGAACATTTAAGGCACGTTGCCATCGTTTGTTGTTTTCTGGCAATTCCAAATATTGTTTTTGGGGCTTGGATACCCTGTTTTTGACATCGTCCGCAACCAAGCGTGCAAAGGATTCGTCATTCATGGCCATCATAATCCTATTTTTTGAGATAGTGGGTGCAGCCATTATATTTGTAGAAACACCAGTTACATAAAGAATTTGGCGTGGCTTCCCATGTTTCGGCAGTTGCGCAAGCCTGGATCTTTACATTCACAGACACGATTCTGTCAATTGCTTCAGCACACATTTCCGGCGTTGGTTCAAGCGATTTCCGTTGCTTGTCTTTTACATATAAAAGCTCGAGGATCGGGTCTCGTAGTGTTTCTTCCTGAGATAAAGCCACATAGTAGACAACGAGCTGAAAAAACTTGTCGTCCATGTACTGCGCACGAGGGGTTTTGCCTGTTTTGTAGTCAGAAATTACGTCGCGGCCATCAATCTCTGACCATCGGTCAATAAAGCCTTTGATGCGAACCCCGCCGATTGTGGTGTTCAGCTCACGTTCAATACCCTTGATATTTACGCTTTCCGAGTCCTCCATAGCAAAAATATTTTCGATGCACCACCATGAGTTCCATCTAAATTCTCGCATTTCCATACCACGCAAAAACGGGGAAACTTGATTTTCCCAATCGCCGGAAACCCAAATTTCTCCAGATAAATGTTTGGCTGTCTGGGCATTTCTGGGTAGCCCTGATTCCGGGTTGTAAAGCTCCTCCATTACGGAGTGAACAAAGTTACCCATGAGCGTTTCCCTGGTTGGTGGTTCTTTTACTTTGTCAATTCTGGAAAGCTTGTACTTAAGCGGACACTGTTCAAATGTTCCGATTGAAGACGGCGATAGGTATTCCGGTAAGGACGACAAATCAGTTAACCTTGGTCCCACCAAATTGAATTCTGACAACTTCCGCTGTTAGGAAGTCAAGATCTTCTTCGGTGACAGATGTGGCTGATGGTGTTGGCTGCCCATCGCTATATTCTGCCCAAACTGTTTTTATCTCTTCTTTTTGCACGGCGGTAAGTTTTTTGCTGATGTCAATAAACGCAGCCCATCTCTCAGCCGTAACACCAGACTGAAGTTTTTGTTGTGGCGCAATTGCTTCGGCATCCATGACCTGTTCTATTTCGATTGCGTCCTCGCTACGAGCTAGATAGAGACCGACACCAAGCGTTTGAACAGCTTTTTTGAGGGCGTCGGACACGGCACCTTTAACTTCGTCTCCAATGTCAACCGGGTCGCCCTGCTTGCTGATCTTGATCTTTTGGCCACCAACACCTTCTCTGGTCACAACAGAACCATTGATCGTTGCGTTAACGGTGACGTGCGCAACTATGGATGTTCCAAGTTGCTCCCATGTTTTGACGGTAAAAGACCAACCGTCTACTCCGAGAACCTTATTCATCCTGTTGATTACTTCGCTTACAGGAATATATGTGAGGCTCGCCCCACCCTTGTTCAGCCGCTTTTCCATTTCTTGTGGAAATGGCTCACTGAGCGCAATGTATGTTTCGTTGTTATTCTGACTCATCTTGTTGATCCCCTTTTCTAATGACTAAGTTGATTCCACCTTCGGACACTTCGCAATACATGTCGGCATTAATACCCAACTCCGATAGCTTCTTTACACGCCAGTAACTTGGTGCTAGGTAGTCAAGTAGGCGAATCATTATTTCATCGTGCGTCGCCGTCTGCTCTCCAGTGTCCATATCAATTGTTACCTTGTGTAACTTTTCGGTTACCGATCTCGCAAGACCGATGTGATCCCATTTTTTTCTCGAACTTGCTTGCCTGCGCTCAACGGTTGAACCATCTGGGAGGATGTGTTCCGGCATTGAACCCATTGTTGTAATTACAAACGGGGAAATTGATTCAAAAGCTGTTTTTGATGCTGATTTAAGGCTATTGAATGTTGCGCCGATCATGCAAGCGTCGGCCATGGAGACATTCTCATCACGGAGCAACGCTTCACATTTCTGCTGGGTTTCGTTTATTTTATGAATCAATTCATAAACTTCTCGAAGAACCGAATCACATTGCGGTGTGGTGGATGTGAACTCCATACTTGCCTCCTACATAAGATAGTTACTGTTCACAGCACGATAGTGGTTTTTCTTCTTTGTGGCAACCCCAAACCAGTTAAAAATGAAAATGCCCCAACTGCTGAGTCAACTTGGTCATCGTGGTCAGATGACTCTGGGAAACCACTGAACTCATCAAGCCAATCTGTCAACCACGCATTCCGTACAACCCTGACATTTCCATTAGCTACGGCCGCAGCAAATGGCCTAGCTCTTGTTTGTTTGTCTCCGGTTGACCTAATACCAGCAAAGTCATAACCCGGTAGCACATATCGAGCGTATTGATCTATGAGAGCCTTCCCCGATGATCCCGGTTCCTGCTCCATGCGTACCGTTACAGCTGGTCCATCCTCCATAGCTGTTTGCGCTATTAGCTTTTCAATTTTTTCATTCTTAACCCTTGCTCTCTTAACATCAAGAACATAGGCAATACCCTGGTCAAACAACATGAGCGTTCCAACCGTCCAGTCTGGGTTGGGGTTGCTATGAGATGGCTCAGTGGCCGCAAGGTCCCAAAAACGCACCGCACGGCTACTAGATAAAACATGCGGAACTTCGCTTGGATCAATGATCACAAATGAGGTTCTGTCAAAGTAGGTGCCTAGGGTTGTGACCCACCAGTCACCCATTTCAAGGCGTCGTCGCTCAATTGGATCAAGGGCTGCAAGTGCTTGTTTGTATGATTCTGGGTCAATTCCAGGGTTGTCGGTCAGCTTGCTTGGCACGAAAACCCGACCCGAATCCATCCCTTCCACGATAAATCTTTGCCTAACCCAGTTTGGGGCTGGGTTTGATGCCGACCTCATCCTAAGAGGAACCTTTGAAAGCTCGCCACTTGCTGGGCGTCGCAGACGGGAGAACATGTACCGATAATCCGATTCCCTAATTTCGGTAACCTCATCCATCCCTATGAATTGAAATTCAGAACCCTTGTAGCGGAGATAGTCATTTACATTGTTGAGATAACCAAAAGAGATTCTTGCCCCAGATGGGAATGTGGCCACATAGCTATTGGCGTTCCAGCTAACATCGTCATACTGAGTCACCCATGATTTAAACCTGTCCATCAACGCTCCAGGGAGAGCGAGGTCGGCGTAAGTGCGTCTAAAAAGGATGGCGGAATAACTTGGCACATCAACATACTGCAAAGCAGACATGAGCAACGCCGAACTTTTACCGCCTCCAGCAGCACCTCCGAATAACCCCTCAAGGGCGTAGCTACGCAAGAATACCTGTTGTGTAATCGATGGTTCCTCGGGACAAAACAGAGGTTTCTTCGGTTCTAGGTATTTTAAAACCTCTGTCCAGTTGGTCATTTTGAAAACATCCTCTTGTGGCTACTAAAACATAGTAATTTGGTATACAGACAACGAATGGTAGTCTCAGTCCATGAAAATCCTAGGAAGGCTTAAACGTTTCGTTTCACGAGCGTCATTAGCCAATGTGCTCATTGCTTCATTTATAATTATGACATCGATTGGTGGCTTCCTTTTGGCGCCCCCAATTGGCTTTATTGTATGTGGTGTCTGCTCGGGTGTGGTCGGCTATCTGCTGGGAAT